TTTCCCCGCTTCGCCTACACCGATGAGAGACGCCTGATCGAAAATACCACCTTTGGCGTACCAATCTACGGTGACATGCGGCAGTGAAATTGGGCCGTACCTCTGCCAGTCAACAATGAAATGCGGCATTTTCGGTTTTGGGAATGACCATGTGAAATTGAACAGGCTCTTGATCCGCTCAATTTTGCCGCTGATAGTGCTCTTGATTTCCTCCCATTTTGTGCTGATGGACGTTTTCAGGGTTTCGATTTTACCGAGGACGCCGGTTTTGATGTTCTCCCATGTATCCGTGACTGTCTGCCAAATGCCCGTGACTTTTTCGGAGACGGTCCTTTTGATTTCGTCCCATTTGAGCGGGATTTCCGTTTTCAGTGTGGAAATAGCGCCTGTGACTTTCTCTTTCAGCTCTTCCCACTTCTTGACAACATCATCCTTGAGCTCTTTGACCGAGGTTTTTACATTCTCCCAGTCCTGTTTGAGCTCTTCCGCGCCCTCTTTGAACTTCGCCACAACGTGCTCTGTCCACCACTGCTTGATTTTGTCCCAATTCTTATAGATAAGCAGCGCCGCCGCAATAGCCGCCGCTGCAATCAAGGACCAACCGCCCGTGACGCCAGCAAGCGCAACGCCTATCATGAGCAGGCCCATACAGATAAGGGCGCACGTCTGACTTGACAGCTCTCCGGTTGTGATCCAGTCCTTTATACCGAGGACAAGAAACGCAATGCCTATCACAACCTGTCCGATGATTCCGCCCATTGTGCCGAAAGCCAAGGTCAAACCGAGTATTACAAGCGCGGCCCCTTCCAGCATTCCAATGAAATTGTCCCATGAAACGCCGGTTGTCCACGCGTTTAGGTATTCTTTCACAAGCACAACCGCGCCAATGATCGCTGTGAGAACGCCGAAAATCTGCTGAAAGCTAAAAGGCAGGATGCTTGACAGCTTCCATGCAAGCAGTGCAGCGCCAACCTCTGCGGCAAGGATCGTGATTTCCCGGAGATGTGCTTTCACCTTCTCAAGGAATGCGACTGTTGCCGGATCTACGGGGACCTCTTCAAAAGCCTGTCCTCCGTCTCCCGCTCCGCCGCCTCCGCCTCCGCTTCCATTGGAGCTGTTATCACTGAGCTTATTGATCTCATCAAAGCCCATGATCTGCTTTTCCGCTTCCTCTGCGGCATTTCCTGCGCCCTCATAGCTCTCTGCAAGGCCGCCGTTGTTGGCAATTGCACGCTTGTATGTGCTTTTCCCGCTGAGAATCGCAAAGAAAGACGCAACGGCATTTGCCGCCCGCGTCAACCAGTCAATCAGCTTTTGCAGCAATGGCGCAACCGCATTGAGAATTGGAGCGAATGCAGCGCCCCATGAGAGTTTGAGCGTTTGCAGTGATGCCTTGAGGCCGTCAATGTTGGCTTTTGTCTCCGCGTCCTGCTCTGCAAAAGCCTTGACACTCTCCACAACGGCACTCCGCAAGCGCCGCATGAGCACAAAAGCGGAGCGGATGCCAATACCCCATTTCAGGATGTTCTTTGCACCCTTCTGAACAGATTTGTTCATCTGCTCCGTTGCAGCCTTTACCTTTGGCATAACCGCGCTGTTTTGCTCCGCAATCACGCGCTCAACCGCTCCGGCCTCCGCTTTCTGCTGTTTTAGCTGTTCCGTCTGCTGCTGAAGTGTAGCCAGGACCTTCTTTTCTTCTGTTTCCAGCTTCGTGACGTTCTTTTGCTGTGCAGCATAGAGCTTTTCCTGCTGCTTGAGCTCATACGCCATTTCTTCCTGTGCCTGCTTCCGTGCAACGAATTCCTCAAAGTCAACGTCTCCGGAGCTGCCGGAGAGAACGCTGTTGTTCTCTGCCATTTGCTCCTGAATTGCCTTGATCTCCGCTGCCGTCTTCTCCGCTTCGGCACGTGCGGTCTGTAAAGCCTCCGCAATGCCGTTTCTTTTCCCTTCTGAGGCTTCCACGGCCTTTGCGGTCTTCTCTATACTCCGCCGGAGCTGTTCAAGCTTCTTTTGCGCTGCTTTGTCATCTGCGTCAACGCGGAATACAATAGAACCGTCTTCTGCCATGTTTTAACCTCCTTTCCCCCATTCGGAAAACAGTTTGTTTTCCTCTTCGGTGTAAAAAGTCTTGAGATTCACGATATCCGCGTTACGCTTCAACCACTCTTTTTCATATTTCTCAAGCTTCTTTTTTCTCTGTCGTTTATCCCGTATAGAAATGATCTGAGCATACAGGCAGTCATTGCCTATTTCCATATAGGCTGCAAGGAACGTCCACCAATGCACGCCGCCTGTATTCTCATGCGGGTCATAATCCACGGCGCGGCTTTCATAGCCGAGCACGCGGTTGACCGGGGCAATGATATACTCAAAGTCCTGATTCCAGTCTGTGAGACGCGGGCGGGGCCTTTTGGGGCGCTCTGATTCTGCGTCAATGAACGAAAAACAGGCGTCAACCGCGCCTTTTACGTCCCGGATGCCGTCCGGATCGAGATAGAACATTTCCAGCACGGCCTCTGTCTTTTCTTCTCCGGAAAGCTCATTGTCTTGCAGCATGGTTATGATTTCCAGAATGACGCGGAAATCATACCGGATCGCCTGCTCCCGCCCGTCCACAATGACTGTTTTCGGTAGATTGTAAGTCATAGAGCATAATGAATTGGGGGCCTCCCAAATGGAAAGCCCCTCTTACTTTTTCTTGCGGTTCCTGCTGCTGTATTTCGCGGTGTACTTCGCAAGGCGCGGATTTGTTTTCTTTTTCTCCTCCAAGAATGCCTCATCAAGCGTGTCAATGACGGCAAAGAGAAGATTTGCCCATACCGGAAAACCGTCTGCAATGGCGCTGACGCTCATCTCTCCGAAAACCGGAGTGCAGATATCTTTCCCAAACAGGCTGTTGAGCTCCGCCCGGATCTCTTCATCATGTGCGCGGGCAAGGTCAAACACTGCCGCGTTGTCATCTATTTTGTCGAGAGCTGCGTTATAGGTTTCGTCAACCTCCCCCAGCTTTTCAACGGTAGAGAATACGCGTTCAATGAATACCATGTCCGTTGGATTGAAGAAAACCGACGTTTGCTCATTCAGGCTGAATTCTTTCAGACTGGTTTCAAATTTAATGACTTCCGCCATGGTAATTGCTCCCTTCTGTTTGATTCAGGACCGGTTATGCTGCCGGTGCAAAGGTTACTACTCCGGTTTCAGCGTTGCGGGTCGCGGTGCCAACTGACCGGTTGCCGCCATAAGTAACCGTAATCGGCATAGCGAGTTCGCCTCCGCCCTCACCGCCGAGCTCACTCACTTCCGCCATGCACGATCTGTACCGCTCCGCGAACGGTGTAGCACTCGCTCCGGAATAGAAATGAACAATCAGCATGTCAAGATTGGCAAGGGCCTGCGCGTCATGGTCCTTTACGGCAAGGTTCCAGAGCTTGAGCTGCGCGGTGTCTCCGCCGTCCAGATCCCACGGGTCGAACGTCTGAGAGATAATAGGCTTTTTCATGTGCCCGTAAGTGTTGCCGAGAATATCACGGAGAGTTTCCGTGTCCCAGTCATACTCTGCGCTGCTTTCCTCAACGCGCTTTCCGATGGGTGCCCAATCCGGCTGCTCATCTGTGCCAACGTTGAGATAGGCAATCAGCATTTCACGGGCGATAGTCTGACCGTTTGTGGTGTTGAAAGTAATATCTGCCATTTATATCACCTCAAAAATAATAGTTAGTTGGATCGTATGATCCTCCGCGCCGTTATCATAAGCAGTTTCCGGCGCTGCTCCTGTGTTCCGGTTTATCTTCCACCAACTGACGCCATCCGGCGGGTCCGGGATGTTCTGCTCCATCCATTCTGCAATGCTGTTCAATAGCTCATCCGCAAAGATCCGCTCATCTGCGTTCTCTGCAATCAGTCTATACCGGATCTCAAACTGATACTGTCCCATGTACCCTCCGAGGATATACCGGGCAATCTTATAGGCGCTTTGTATGGTGCCGATAGCAATACCGGATGTTTTCCCAAGAAAGCTGTACTCAACTTTCCGGGGCTTGAGCGGGCAATCATTTATCCATGAGAGCACGGCCCGCTCAATAGCCGCGTTCTGAGACGCGCTTACAAGCTCTCTGATCTTGCTGTTATCTGCCATTGGTGTAAAACGTTGCCCCCATTCTCTCCCATTTCTTCATGTTCCGTTTCCGGGATACGTCCACCCAATGTGATGTTGCATCCGCGTGAACGGAAGTGTTGAACTTCAAATCCCGCTCCGTCGGTTTGAGGATCGCCCCACGGGGCCAACGATAACCAACGTCCGGTATGTACATGGGTCCTTTGCCGGTTAAGGCATTGACCATGACTTTTCCATGCCAGAGATAGCGGGCATACGGTCCGGGGTATATGATGTGATTTCCCTGTACGCGGCTGCGCTGCGTGAGACTGAGCGTGAGCGCGGGGAGAAAAGGGATAGTGTCTTTGTGAATCTGCCAAGCAAGCGCACGCTCAAGGCGTGTGGCGTTACCGTCAAGGATCTTCGGGTCAATATTCGCCTCAAGGGTAATTCTTATCATCTGCCGCCCACCTGCCAATGCTGCATCCGCTTCCTTCCGAAATCCCGGAGATCTACGGTTGTGACGTGATACACATAATCATACGTGTTCCGCGCCTCTGCATAGGATATGGCGGCATTCTGAATAGCGCCCTTGATGAAATAGCACTCTGCGCCGCTGCTTTCTCCGCCGTCAAACAAGGTCCAGAAATCGCCCTTGCTGTCTGATGCCGCGTAAGCTTTTGGCAAGAGATACGTCTTTTCGTGCATGTCCTTCCCGGAGATCGCAAGGCCCGCAATGGCTTCTCCTGCAATCGCGCTGCCTTGCTCCGGTGTAGCGGGGTATTCTGCCTTTACCGTGAACGGGATGAACAACGTTGCTGCGTCCGCGTCTGCAAGGCCGCTCCGGTTGATGTTGGAACGTTTTGAGAGATCCAGAAAAACGCCTGAAAGGATGACAGGATTGTAATTCATCCCGTCATCCGTTTCATTAGCTATAATCAGCGTAACAGTGTGAGGCGTGTACATTGGAAATCCCCCTATACAAAAGCCCGGTTGAAACAAGATAGGATTCAATGACCTTCCGGAGCTCCGCTTCTAATGTCGCTGCGGTTTCAAGGCCGGAGCGGTAAGAGACGGAATGACTGCCGACAGTCTCACTTGCAATCTCTCCGTCCTCTGATGCTGCGGCAGCGCGTGCGGCTGAAATCATCATGTATTGATCCGCTCCGGCGCAACATGCATTCTTGAGCGCGGTATCCTCCGGGTGGAGAGCGGCGTAACTCTCCGCCCGGTTCATGGTGATGCGGTCAATATAGCGGCACGCTCTTGTTGCGAATTTGAGGAAATCGTCTTCACTCTCTATCGTATCGCCATAATACGTGCCCGTATAATAGGAATAATCAGCATAGATCATGATAGCGCCTCCTCAATAGCCGCGATAATGTCCGCCTTGAGCATTGACATTGACAGGCCCGTTATGCCGTTCGCCTCTGCGAATTCAAGCAATTGGGCCTTTGTCATTGCCTCAAGCTCTGCGTGCGTCGGTGTGCTGCTGCTTCCCCCGCTTACGCTGCCGGGGCATAAACAGCAAAAGGGCAGCGGTTGGCTGCG